ATTATTTCCTAAATTAGAAACAACACCAAGACCGAACAAAGGGGAATCAGTAACTACACCTTCAAGTGAATATTCTTTAGGTTCTATAATTGCATGATCATTTATATCAGCCCCTAATTCTACCGGGTTTCTTGTTACCCTAACATTAGAAGTAGTAGTTTCAGATATAACAGCATCTAGTATAATGCCCCCAATATCCCGATTAGTTCTTATTAATAAATTTTCAAAAGACATTTTATAATTCCACCGCTGATACAGTATTGTTTATGCCCGTATCTATCATATCTTCTATAACTTTTTTTACAGTTTCACCAACTTCTACAGGGTTATCACTAGTTATTTGAAATGTATTAGTTTGTGTAACAGTGCTGTTACTGCTTGCGTTATTTGTACTTCCTGCTGATTCGGGTGGTTCACTACTAAGGGGGTTAAACCCATTACCTTCTTTTTCAGAATCAGCAAAGGGTGAAATACTTTTTAAAAATCCGCCTATGTTACTTAGTGTATTTTCATCAGGAGTTACACTTTCTAAAATATCACCAGCTACGCCAGCAGGATCTTCAATAACTTTAGTTATATTAGTTATGGCCGCACCCGCAAATTCACCAATTCCTTTACCAATCATCTGAACAAAATCCCATACTTCAGATAATATTTCACGTAAAATTTCAAAAGCTTTATTAATTAAAGGGAACTCTTTTAACATTTCCCCAAAAAGTGAATCACCCCCATTTATAAAAGTTATAATATCTTCTATCAATAAAGCTAAAGCAGCTATAGCCAGACCTATTAAAATTGGTATCAATAGCATTTTTGCATTCATCACTAATGCTGCTGTTCCGGCCGAACGCATGAGAGTTACAAAACTTAAAAATAGTGCGCCTATTCGCATTGCTATAATTGCACCAAAAGTAATTACTAAAAGTCTTAAGGCATTATCAAGGCCACCAATAGTATCTACAAACCTTCCCAATATGTCTAAAACAATTCCAAAAGTTTTACCTAGTACAGATAATACTTTACCTAGTACTTTTACAAATACTTGAAACCTTTGTTTAATTATTGCTTTGTTTGCTTTTAACCATTCAGTGAAAGTATCTATTACATTTTGAAGTTCAGGTAGAAGTCCTGTAGCTATCATTCTTCTAACAGTGTTTAACACTCTTAACATTCTTGATTGTGCATCATTAAATGCTTCAGCAGCTTTAGCATCTTCTTCAGTTATTACACCTAATGCTTTTGCTTCATCTGTAAGTTTTTTAATACCACCAGAACCTTCAAGCAGTAAAAGGTTTATTTCCTTAAGCCCTAGTTTATCTGCTAGTTCTAACCTTTGGCTTTCATCTTCTAAATTATTTAATGCATCTGCTGTTTCAGAAAGAAGAACATCAGTAGTTTTAATTTTACCATTAGCATCAGTAGCAGAAATCCCCAACATACCAAAAGCTTCTACACCTGACCCCACCCCACGTGCAGCTTCAGAAGCCCTAACAGACAAATTCTGTAAGGCTGCTGAAACACTCTGTGAACTCCCTGTAGTTATTTCTGAAGCATGAAGCAATGCATCATATTCACCTGTTAACACATTTACTTGCCGGGCCTGTTTGGTTACTTCATCAGTGGCTTTAGCAGATGTACCAAGTAATGCTCCCACAGCAGCTGTGGCAGCAAAAGTAACTTTAATAAAATTCCCTAAAACCTTAGTAGTAGAATCGACTGATTTTTGAAAATTGCCTAATTCCTTTTCATCAAATTCAAAACCTAAACCTACTAATAGTTCATCTACTATAGCCATTACATTTTACCTTTTTGGTTTTGGTTTTAGCCTTAGTGCTTCTTTAAGATCTAAAGCTTCGTGCATATCTGCCAAATCATCTATTGAGTATGTTCCATCTTGTAATTCTTTTAAACTACATAACGGGGGTTCTGCTAAAACTGGTTTCCATATTTCCAATTTTAAATTTGGGGCTACTAGTTCAATTTTGCTGTTGCTGTTTCCTTCAACTTTTCTAGGTTTAGCCCTAACCCGGTTATAAAATTTCCAAAGTTTACCACCAAAACAAAATAAAAAACTTTATACATACCAGAATAATCATCTATAAAAGCATCATCAAAAGAAATAGTTTTTTCTGCATTACCATCCATAATACGATTACCATCACGGGTAGCAGTTTCTGTAACACGTTTTATTAAAGATGTTAGCTGTTCAGGATCAGCAGCGTTAAAAATTGATTGCAAAGCTGTAGCAAAAGCTTCAGCTTGAATATCATCATCTTTACCTTTACCACTTAAAAGTGACGGTAAAGCTTTACCAAAAATTCTACCTAATTCAAATTTTAAAGGTAGTGCTTTAGTTGGGGGCAATTGTCTTACATAATAACTATGCCCATTTATTTCTTTTGTATCTTCTTTTGTTGCCATGATTAATACCAGCCTTACTAATTATAACCAGCCTATAAAATTTAAATCTGTTTCCTGAAATAATTAATTAGGGCTGGTCTAATCAATTAAAACTTTCAGGAAACAGAAACCTTTTTACTATGCCCCACCTAGAAGCATATCTAACCGTTCTACAACTATTTGCCATTCCTGAGAATTAATACCTGTACCACGGGTAAGATCAGCAGGCTTCCTAATATAGCCCTGTGTGCCCGAAGCAAGATCATTTCCTTCAGTATCTTTAAACTGAATAAAGACAGGAACAAACGCACCATTTTCAGCAGCAGTAACAAGGGTTGTTAAAAATGCATTGGAAGCAGATGTTTGTTGTAAAGTTAAAATAAATTCACCTGAACGATCAGCACTAATAGAAACTGCCATTTCACCACTTGCACCTATTACATGTGAAGTAGAATCATTCAGGCGGTTTATTTGAATTACATCATCACCTTCAGCCCATTCAGTAATTTCATTACCCTGCACTAGAACAATGGTATTTAAAAAGCTATAAGTTTTCATATTTTAACGCTCCAAAGTTCCGTTAATTTGTACAGAGTGTGTAGCCCCTGCAAGTAATGCAATAAAAGTAATAGGGGGCGCTTGACGTGCATCTTTATCAGCTTGTGGCATATCAGCAACCTTACCTACAGATGTAGAATAACCATTTCCTAAAAACACCCCATCTATTGTAGTGCCGGGTGCAAGTAAACCATTATTGACACCTTCATCCAAAGCTTTTATTACCTGCTGTTCTAAAGATGCACCACCTTTATCAGTTAGTGGAACTTTAGTAGGTCGGCTATAAAGATAACCAAACACATTATTTTCTATTGCGTTTGTCATCCAGTCTACACCATGAACTTCATCAAAAAATATCCCGTTAGACATTACACCTTCAGCCAGCATTGACACATCGCCGATAGAAGTATAAACATTACAATTTTTACCTTCTGTCGCTACTTTTTGTGAAGTAGTTAAAGGTGTGACACTGACACCCGGTAACTGTTTAAACTTCAAAGTAATAGTGGTATCTGTTCCACTAAAGTCTACAGTAAATGCACGTGCAAAAGCTGAAACATGTGGATAGTTTGTAGGATCAGGATGATAAAAAGTAAAAGTTCTACGGTAGCTAGAAGCCTGAAGTAATGAAGCAATGTCTGTAGTCAAGGCCGCATTTAAAATAGTTACGTCCTGTGAACTGTGACAAAATACTTTTACACGTGCTTCAATATCTGCTGCTACTGCTTGAACCTGTGTAGGTGTCAAGGTGTTATCTACTGCAAGCCCATACCATGCATTAGATTTATCAACAATGGGCGCTATTGCATCCGCAGGATCTGCTTCAGCTACAAAACCGGTTTGCAATGTTGCTACCCCTACCGCTGTATCCATCAATGCTGTTATGGCTGTTCCTGAAGCTGCTGCTACTGTTGCCGACACTGTAGAAGATGCACCAGTAGTACCAGAGGTGAAAATAAATTGGCCGTTTGTGTATGCTACAGTAGCTGATGTAAATCCACCTGCTGCAATTGCCTGTACACCTGTTTCAATAAGTGCGGCGACTGCATCCATATCAGCAGCACCTGAAAAGTTAATAGCCAGAATATCATTAGCTACACCATCAATAGAAATATTAAAACTTCCAGAAACCACAGCATTCCAAGTAGTGATAAGGGAAGTATTATTTCCACCCCCTAACATTTGCCCTTCTTGATCTGTTGTGAACTGTCTGCTAATTGCTAATTGTACAGGTTTAGGTTCCTGTGAAAAATATGAACGTGCCATACTTAATTCAGGATCACCATCAGAAAAATCAGCTTCTACACCTGTGATATCAGAATAAAAACGGATTCTTTCTACAGCAGAGATTACATCTGTAACCCCCAAAATATTTAAAACACCAAACCCTTGACGGCTTGGAAATTGTGGAGTGGTTGAAATAGCCACATTCACAATTGTAGAAGCTGGTATAGTCATTGTTACTACTCCACTATGTTAATGTTAATGTTACTTGAATTATCCCCTGATTCTGCTACACCTTCAATATTTGCCGTGGCAATTGCTGATACAGTTTCAGTGAAATTAGCTAGGGCAAAAAGAGTTAAATCAAACTGAAATCTTTCTTCCCATTGTTCTTTATTTACTTCTGAAATATCACGTACTTCAGAAACACCTACAAAGCCTAAACCATTGGCTTTAAAATAATCTATTACAGATGTGGCTTGCAATAAAATTAAAAATGTACCTGCATTGGTGTATGCATCCGTTCTAAAAAAATTTAAACTTATTTTTACTTCCCTGTGACCTTCAATAGTTTCATCAAGATCTACACCTATATCATTATTATATGTAACCCGGTCAAGCCCCATCTTTAAAGAAGGGGTAACAAATACCGAAGCATACCCACCTGAAGGCCGTGGTGCATCCTGATTAGCTATAATAACTTTATCAGCAGCAAGGCCAGTAGTGTTTATTACCAGTTGTACTAAAGCTAACCTTATTGCTTCTATATCAAGCATCTATTAAGCCTGCAATTAATTTAAAATATCCGTGATAATTCCACGGGGTTTTAGCTATTACTCTATAACTTTCAGAACCATCTACTAAAATATCTGTTACTTTTACACCCGCTGCATCATTAGTATAAACTTTAATCCCTTGTAATACTTCTTCACCACCGGGTGTTTGTTTTAAATCCCGTGGAGTGGCAGGCTGTACAGAACCTTTTAAATCAGATTCAATTAAAGCAGGTTCTACATACCTACCATCAACATATGCTCCCGGTTGCCTTCTTTGAACTCTAATAATTCTTTGTGCAAACAATGGAACAGAAGGAAACATTACCCTAATTCCCATCTAATACTTTGCCGCATATGTCCAGAGTCAATTAAAGGGTTGCTAGAACCTTTTAATGCTATTGTTATTGCTTCATTAACCGGGCTTTTCAATTCTACTATCTCCTGTTGTATTTTAGTTTGAACAATTTCACCTAAAAGTTTTAAAGCTACTTCAGGTTTAATCTGACCTGTTAACACTGCTTTTGCAAATTTACGTTTCCAAAAGTTTATAAAATCTTGTTTGTTTTTACTGATACCACTTCTTAAAAAAGATCTTTCTGGTATTCTACCATCTGAACTACCAAATTCATTTACTAAACCTACCATTATTACACTTGTACCATCTGGGTATGGACTTGCATCTTTTGGTAAACCCACTTTTATTTTTGAAGGCTGTTTAGCTATTTTTTGTAATTCTTTAATAGCTTTATTTATTTTCTTACCACCTGTCAATTTACTTTTAGCCATTTATACTAATCATCCCTACACAGTACTTTCTTAATAGCGTTTTATATTGTTGACCATAAATAGTAGAATTATAGTATGCATCAGAACCTTTATCATAAGTACTAGTAGCATAAGAAACCGATACTTCACCTACTGACTGTGAAGCTATAGGTGCTGCTGAACCTTGATTGCCTGCATTGGAAAGTTCACCAATTGTTAAATAATGTGCTGCAAGATATGCAGTTATTCTATCAGCAATTGATTCTTTAAATTTTGTTTGGCTTACATCTGCTAAAGCATCATCTATAAATACTTGCAATCTTGCATCAGGAAAATCAGCAGAAACTGAATATTCTGGAAATCTTGCCCTAAATGATGTTATATCAAGTGCCATTATTTTTTACCTTCTTTAATAATTACTTTAAAAATTTTAAAGTGTTTATCCTGTGGTATTACTGGTGCAGCCTTTGTGTTATTGCCATTAAGATAAGTAGCAATAATAAAAGCTGCTACTATCCCACTACCCCATTTAATTAATGATTGTATATCTAATGTAGATGTTTTATTGCCTGCCATTGATATTTTTATTACATTTAGTTCAGCAGTACATACATCTATATTTTTACCGAACCTACCTAGAGTTTCATGATGGTAGTTTACACGTTCTTCCAAACGTGCAACCACATCAAGTTTATTTTGTATCTTCTTTACTTCATCCCTGATTTCATTTAATACAGCTTCAGGAGACATAACAACCAGCCTGTTGTAGTTAAAAGTTAAGATTCATCTTTTTCAGAATCACCATTTGCTTCATCAATTGCTTTTTGATTATCTTCAGCAATTTCTTCAGCTGTTCTAGTGTCTTCAGGTTCAAAATCATCAGGAACATCAATAACTTTTTTGTTACCTACCATCAAATCACCTTTTTCAATGTAGCCTTGAACCACTTTAGATTTTTTCAGCAAATTCCACTCACCATCTGGAATCGTTTTAAAATCTGTAGGGTTAAGTCTATGTTTAATGATGCTACCCGTTCTCTTAATTTTACAATTAAGGGTTATAGGACGACGACTATTATTTAATACACCAGCCATAATTAAATACCTTTTTTAGAGTTAATAAAATACTTCATTGTTTTAAATATCTTCAGCAATTGCAGCACTCATTGGGTAGTAAACATTCACACCACCTAAAGTAGAATGGCAGGGAATTTCAATTTCTAAACCTGATTCCTGTGGTGCTAAACTTGTAAATTCATATGGAATTTCAAGCTGTAGCTTATCTGGTCTACGTGTGTACGCTACCATAATATCTACACCTGCTGTACCTGCACCCACCAATTCATTCACCGGAATTACACTATCTTCAGAAGTTAAAAAAGGTGAATTTTCAATAATCCATTTGAGAATAGTTTTATCACTGTTTCCAGAACGTGGGGTAGAACTAATATATGACCACTGATTAGGTGGAAGCAATAAAGTATCTGCGCGTTCTTTCATTTTTGTATTTTGAAATACATCAGCAAACAAATCATTGATATCAAACAAAATTTCGTCAGGTGTTTTAGTATTGAATTGCGGAGTACCACCAGCCCCGTTAACTACTGTAATAGTGGGAATGTTGGGGTTTGATAAAAAACCGGGCATACCAGCATCAGCACGGCCATTAAAAGCAACATCATTAATAATTTCTTCATGTGCTCTACGGGCTGCACCTGCACGGGCTGTATCTAAACTACGTCCAGTCATTTGTGAAGCAGCAATTTCACGGATGGTATAACCATATGAGTTGCCAATTTCTTTAACAGGAATTGTAATTTCTTTACCGCCAACATCTGCACGGGGTAAATCTTTTGCATATCCGTTAATTAATTTTGCAGCACCCACTTTATCATAAGAACGATAAGTGATAGTTTGTATGGCTAAGCCACCTTCATTACTTACCGGGAAAAGGTTACGGGCAATAAGATCGGCATAAAGTGTATCATAAGAACTAGTTTTAACTAATTCTAACTCACGCTGAAAGAACATTGAACCTACATCATCTAGCATTTTAAATTTCATTGTTTAATTCCCCATTAACCTAAACGAATTACAGCAATTGCACCAGCAGCACAATCAGCTTCTAATGTAGCACCTGCAATATCAGTTTCACCCACACCAGCAGCACCCACATCAATTACACCAGTTACATCATCATAAAAAAGAGCATCACCAGCATTACCACCTGAAGCTAAAGCTACATAGATTTTAGAACCAGATCCAAACCGCATCACTGCCATTGCATCCGCTTCACTGTAAGATACAGCACCAGTATTTACTTCACCTTCACGGGCTAGATCTCGAACAGTAACACCAATACCAGTAGCATCACCACCAAGCACAGCTTGCCCATCATTAGTACCACGTGAGACTACAAGACCAAAACCAATACCTGCTACACCTTCAGCAAGAAAAGAATCAATTTCATTAAAACCAATATCTGCAATTTGACCAGCTACAGCATTAGCAGTATTAATATCATAAGTTGTTTGACCACTCATAATTAAATTACTCCAAAGTTAAATTAAAAAATGTTTAGCTGGCTACAGCATTAACGGGTTTTTTCCAAAGGTCGCGCGAATCAGCCATAGACTTATTTCGTGCTTTTTCAGAATCAGAAAGTTCATCATCATTTACATTAGATGCATGTGTTTTAAATGCATCGTTTAAAGTTGATGATTTACCTGCTGAAACATTATCAGCAATTAAATCGAATCGACCATTAATGTAATCAATAGATTTATCAGTAAGATCAAGATCTTTATTCTGATCTTGAACTACTTCTTTTCGGATAGTTTCACAGTCTTTACCTTTTGCATCAAAGTTTTTAACAACTTTAGAAGCTACAGCAATTACACCAGTTCGTTTAATAACAAGTGTATCTAAAAGTTCAGGTGTTACTTTGTTTGCTTCAGCATCATCAACTTTAGCCTGCATGGTATCAATTGTGGCTTTGTGATCTGTTTTCATTTTTTCTTTAGCTTCTTTTTCCTTAGCTAATTCTTCTTCAGCATCTTCAGCTTTTTTCTTTGCTGTTTCTGCATCTGCCATGATTTTATTAACAGCTTGAGCTGTTTGATCAGTGGCTTCATACTCAATACCATCAATAAGTATTTTTTTCATAGCACTACCTTTTAATTTAAGTTCATCGGTTATTTTACATTCAGAACCACACCGGCCCTTTTTTACAATGGCTATGTGGTTTCCTTTTATTTGCGTTTGAATTGCATCATAATTTTCACCCGCGTCATTTACACCAGCTGTAAATTCTATATCAGAAGTGTAACCATTAGATAATTCTTTTTTACCACTATCTATATCTTTAATAGATTCACTATCTGTAATTGTTAAAGTATCCGCAATTAAAAATATTCCATCTTTAGAAATATTTTCGCTTGAATGGCCTACTGTTAATTCTTTTGCATTAGTAGAATCTACTAATTGTTCAGGGTGGTTATTTGTAACAGGCTTGTTACTGAAACTTTTCATAGAGTCCGAATTAAAAACTTCTGATTCAGGTCTATAAACTTTAATAACATCGAAGGGATCACGATCTGTTAAACCTAATTCACCGGCAAAATATTCTTGAATTCCCGACCGGGCTATACGTGCATCTTTAACAATTAAAAAACCTTCATCTGTGAAAGATCTTTTACTGATATTAATTTTATCTAGTAAATACATCTGTTACCCCATGGCCTTTATTTTTACTAATTCAAGCTTACATGTGGTCTAATATAGACCATATCACAATAGAATGGAATAGGGGAGGGGAAAAAACCTCTTGAAATTGACCTATTCCAGTGTTATTACGGGTTCTGCTATGCACCTGCACTGTATATCCTCCCCCGGATGGCCTGTATCAGCAGGTGGATCACTCCACTTAAAACGTTTTCCATTCTTTGATTTATGGGCAGGCCTAACCTTTTCATCCCTTGAAGTGCGCCATATGTATTCAGTGATACCTAAGTTTTTTTGTCTACCCTGTGTGATAGCAGCATTAACTTTTTGAGTCTGATCACGTGCTATTAATTTTGCTCTTTTCTTTGTTGATTTACCTAGTGCCAGAATGTCTTTAATAATACCCCCTGATGATTTACCACGTGTAGTACCTTGGTTAACAATAGTGTTTAACTTTTTAAAGTATTCATCAGGAATAGATTTTATTAAACCTACATTTTCATTAATAGAACTGGTTAACATTGGCTGTAAACCTTCTTCTGAAATTATACTATTTAAATTAATACTAGTGGCGTTTTGTAATGACTTATAAAACCGTTTCTTATTTTTTTCATCAATACCCCCTACCATTTCACCTGCTATTAATTTTGCATGTCTTGAAATGTTAATCCACCTGCTAGACAATGAACTTATTATATTTCCTAAAGTATCCGCATAGCTATCTTGAATATATTCAGATTCAAAACTTCTTAATGATTCAATCAGTTCAGATTTAGTTTCTTTAATAAGTTCATTTGCTATTTGCTGAAGATCTTTATTAAATTTAGCCCGTACTGATCTATCTTCAGAAACACCACGGGCTACCTTTTCTTTTTTACGCCTTCTAATTTTGTTCTGTTTCAATCTTTCTTTCAAAGGCATAGGGGCTAAAAAAGACATTACTTAATTTCCTTTTCTAGTTCATCATCTTCAGGAATTTCTTCTTCCATTGACTCAGGATCATTATTATTTTCTTCTTCATCTTCATCACTTCCTTCAGGTTCTTCATTTTCAAATTCTTCTATTTCTTTAATGTCTTGAGAAGTAATATTAGAATATGTTCCTTCCTGCTGTAACTGTTTAGCTACTGCACTAACTTTAACTGCACCTATATCAATATTAATCTGATCTGCTTGAGCATTCTTTAATTTTATATCTGCTTGTTCATTGTCTGGTATTTGCCACAATGGATTAAACATATACTCAATATTTTCAGCATCTATACCTAAATGCCTAAAAAATATCTGGTCAAACTTTTCTAGTAAAGGTCTAAATTCAAACTCTTGTTTTTCTTTAACATGATCATAGAAATTAATTAAATCACTTTCTCCTGTGGCATCCATTCCTACAGGTGCTTTACCAAATAATCTAGTGGCGGGAATATCTGCTGTTGCACTAACAATAGTCATGAACCTATCAAGGATTGCATCAATACCAGCAAAAGTAACATTGTGTTTTTCATATGTTTCTTGAGAATCTAACAAAGTGATATTGTTATTTGCTTTTAATATTTTAGCTAACATAAATCTTTCAGTTAAAAGTTTCTCACCTTCGGGACTACTTAACATAGACATTAAATCATTAACTTTAATTACATCTACATTAGATTCAAACAATAAAGAAGCTGCTGAATCATTGGCTATACCCGCATTAATTAACGATTCATAAACACGGCCTAAAATTGAATCATGCCAGTATCTATTTCTGACTAACACATTGTAAGGTAATAGCTGACCATCAAAACGCAATATTCGTGTGTGATGTATTTCTATTGGTGTTCTAGCTAATCGGTATGATTCAGGGAGTAAGAAGTTTTCAGAAAAAGGATCTGTTTGATTAACTTTTGCGTATTGTGCATTCTCAGAATCATAAACATGTAATGATTTTAATGAACCTTCTTTAATACTGTTAAGATCTAAAGGTTCATGTGGTTCACCCGTATTTTCAATATTCATTATAATTAAACCACCACCATAAAGCCTAGCCCACCTTTTAGCAGCGTTAAACATGTACTTAACTTTTAATGCATTTTCAGCTTTTTCTATTAACTCTACCTGTTCAGAATCTAAATCTTTATCTGTGAATTTACGCCATTCACGCGTCATTTCATCAGGGATAATATCTACTATTTTTCCTGCTATCCAATCTTCACGGTACATTGCTTCTAATTGTGCCCGTGGTATCCCACCCTTACCTACAAAATTAGAATGCATTCTTTTATCATTGCCAGTATTCATATTGGCTACTAAATTTGTAAGTGTATCTTTTAATACAGCAGGTTTAACATTGCTATCATTAATAGTACTGGTTTTAATTGGTTTTACTTTGCTATCTTTCATATTAATTACCTTAGTTAAATTGCACCTGCATAAATGTTATTACTTTCTATCAACATATCTTGAATGGCGTCCATCATTGGATCAATCTGATCATCATTCTTGTGTGTCATTAAAGGGGTGAACTTTCTACACTCCCCAATAAAATCACTGGTAAAATCTGCATCTTCAGGAACCCACACATTACCACTTGCTATTTGGGGTACTGTATCCATTGCCCTACTGACTTTATCACGGTTTCTTTCAATACCCTTGATAGGCATTGTATACTTTTTCTTAATGGCCTGTATTAATCCTGAACCGGATGATTTCTTTTCAACTAATACCTGTGTTACACCTACTATATTAGTTTTATGTGCATACTTATGTTTATTATAGAATGTTACTAATGCTTTTTCTAATTCAGGTGATTCAAGTTTTTCTCTAAACAAATCCAATAAAAATATCCCTTTAGATCTTGAATACCCCCAACATTCAAAAACAGTGTGATCATTATGCTGACCTTTTTCCTGTGCGGTATCACAGTAAATACGTTTTATTATTATATCTTTAGGAATTGCATTAACACTGTAGTAACTCCAAAATTCATCCTTAAATATTGCACCACCTTTAGGGCTTGGTTTTTGATCATACTGGGAAGCATAAGTGTAAGGATCTGTTTTTTCCATTAACTCTAAATCTTCTGATGTATGTTTCATCTTCCATAATGCACCTGAAGGAAGGTTATATTCTATTGGTATACCATGTGTGTACTCTGTGGGATACCAGTCTTTAACAGGGGCTTCAGGGATATCAGCAGGTAACATTAAGTGATGCCATTTTTCACCAGTACCACCTGTTAGCAAAAAACCACTGGGGTCTTCTTCATGTACTCTTTGCATTATTAAAATTATAGGTGTATCTGATTCAAGGGCTAAACGAGATTTAAAAGTGTTCATGAACCGGTTATTAATTCTGTTTCTTACTGACTCTTTATAAGCATCATCAGGTTTTATTGGATCATCTATTATTAAAGCCCCAGTAAATTTGTTTATTTCCATTCTACCCGCGCGAAAACCTGTAACCTGACCACCAGCAGCAGTAGCATATAAACCACCCCCCTGTTCTGTGTACCATTTCTTTTTTGAACTAACATCATTCCTTATAGGCATAGGAAATAGTTCCTGATACTCAGGGCTTTTAACAGTGTCACGTACAAGCGTACTATTCCACAATGCTAAATCATCAGAATAAGAAAGATGCATAAATAAAGCTTGTGGATTAATTGATAACCCACGTGCAATAAAATTAATTACAGCTTCTTCAGTTTTAGTGTATCCGGGGGGTATGTTTATTATCAATCTTTTAATTTCAAGATCTAAAACTCTTTGAAGTGTTTGGGATACTACGTGGTGATGGTTATTAACCATAAACTTTTTAGCTTCACGTTTTTTAAAGAAGTAGCGCGAAAAATGAAGACCTGATTTAGGAAGCAGGTGTTTTAGTATTCTTTTATCTGCATTGGTGTTTAAATCAATACTCATTTTTAAAGATCCTTTCAAACCTTTTAATTTCGGCCCTGCTTAATTCACCTACTGCACCCACTGTACTTTTATCTGTTACTTCTAGTGCTTTCTTTTTATTGTGCATGTACTCTAACAATGTTTTTGCAGCATCTTTACTTATGCCCCTTTCTACTGGAAGAAACCGGTATTCATTTTTAATTAAATCTATAAGTTCGTCATAATCCCAAACATCAGGAAGTTTATCGCCATACTTATGTTCAAGGTCTAACACCATTTCATAAATTATATTATGTGATCGTAGATCTTGACCATTAGCAAATCCCTGAAGTAGAGTAACAGGATCGATAAAACCATATTCATCTGAAAGGCTTTTTAATTGCTCCTGTAAATTCATGAAATTAAATTGCTGCGCTCTACTCATTATCGGTTTACACTTTTATTATCAATAGCATATAGGGTAGCAGGGATTTGTTGTATATACCACATATAGTAGGTTAGGCCAATACTGTAAATATGTTAGGTGCTAATATATAAATCTGTATCCGTACTCATTTTTGGCCGTTTCCTTTTAAATCAACAAGTTAGCCCGTTTTGTATCCGTACTGTATCCTTACTATTCCTTACTTTTTAAAACCACTATTACCAATTAAAACAACAGGTTAACAAAGATTTGTATCCAAAGTACCGGGTGTATCCTTACTATTTCAATTCATATATAAACGTTTTACTACTAATTCCCTTTAAAATTTTAAAATACACCTACTTTTCTACTTTACTACTCTAAACCTATTTAATAATTAAGAGTAAAGATATAAAACAAACCTAAACTAATGATTTTAATAATAAAACACCTTAACCCTAGTAAGGATACAATAAGGATACAGTACGGATACAGTAAGGTACAAAACACCGGCTAAACTATTGATCTAATTAAGAAACACCAAAACAAATAAGTAAGGGACACATTAGCCCCTAATATATACTACCTATCACCTGCACCATTTATCACCCATCCACCACATAATATTTGCATTCTCCCCGGTTCAGGTCTATATTTAATATTCCCTAGCCGGGTAAGGCTGTTAAAAAAGTGTTTACATCGCTGTAATAAATGTATATACTTTAATTTCTCTAATAGAAACGATAAAAACATAAACTAAAGGAGGTGATCCGATGCGCGGATAAGCAGGCTGTAAATACTCACTGTGAACTCTGCTACTATTTAACTACTTACTTGATCATTTTGATGATTTATAATTGAATAAAGCCCTTCATAGTTTGAGCCGGGGGGCTTTATTTTTAAATCATATCTTAAATATAAAAACACATAGAGATAAATAAAAATGCCTTCTGAAATTCAAATACAACATACTAAATATAAAAAAGATTATGCAGATTATTTAGAAATAATTAAACCTTATGTAGAAGCCAAAACAAAAATATATGCAACAGCTGTTCCTGTAACAGTTGTACTTTCCAATGGTGAAGTTAAAACTGAATACCACTTTAATAAAGAAACAAAAGCTATATTGCATAATTTAGATGTATGCATATTTAGAGAATTAGAAATATTCCGTAAATCCATTTAATAAAAACATAAAGAGAAATAATATTATGCTTACTGAAATTCAAACACAAAATATTGCTAATACCAATACAGTTACTGAACAATTAATATCTAATGCTATTGATCAAATCAATGCTAAATATTCTGAAGATTACCACAAACAAAACCCCCACCTTTTAAGTACCTTCATCGAACTACACAAAGATATTTATTTAGCTACTATTAATAAATAGGGTTGCTGTTATGAAAAAACTTAGACCTGATTTAGTTATTATAGATGATCCTGTTTATGAAGATTCTGATAAACTACTACCTATAGAAAAAGTATTTGAAAGTTTACAGCCTTACCAAAAAGAACTAATAGTTTCTTTTGATTATGGTGCAACAGAAACACGTCTATTAGTTTTAATGGGTAGTTTCAATTCGGGTATGAAAACATTTACTAAATTAGCTGAAAGATTAAAATACAATTTAGTTATTGCAGATGAAGGTATGAAATCATTTACTAAATTTACTAAAGATGAAAGAAGATACGCAATAATTGAAAAGGAAGAATTACCTAGATTAGATAGACCACATTACAGAACCTTAGAAAAGAAAAATAAAAAGAGAAGTAAAAAATGAATAAACTTAAAATTTCTTTAGGTAGTACTGTTTATAGAGCCAGAATTAAACAGCAAGAAATTTCTGTACATGATTTGTTTAGAAAACTTTCATTGCCTGATATTAGAAAAGATAAAGATGGGCCTTATTTTATATTTGCTTCTTTTAATAAAGATATTAGGAATGCGGTTAATGTAGATAAATACTATGGGGCTACAATTGATTTAGATAACACACCCCTACCTATTAACGAAGTACAAGACCTTTTTAAAAAATACCAATACTGTATACACACTACCCACAGTCACAAAGCACCGGGCAAAGGTGTCAGATATCGTTTAGTTCTCCCCTACCGAAAACCATTAAGCCCTGAACGCCATGTAAACATATTACTATACATTATAAATATGTTAGGTATGGATAATGTGGATTTAAGTTCTAAAGCTTTATCAAGACCGATGTATTTACCTGCTTGCCCTCGTAGAAGGGAAAAACATTTTAAATTTGTGTCTAATGAAAAAGGGCGTTTGTTTAATCCTGAAAGAATAAAAATAGATCCATCATTACAGTGGGAAATTGAACAGCAGAATGATACTAACCAAATAGAACCATTAAATGTAAATGAAGAAGTTTCTGAAGGTGGAAGAAACGATAGCCTTGCCCGGTTAGTAGGTAAGTTTATTCACAATGCATCTATGGATTTACCACTAATAGAACAATCGGCTTTAGTGTGGAATCAAACTAACTGTGTGCCCCCCTTGCCTGATAAAGATGTGAAAACTATTGTGCATTCAATGTTTAAAGCACATAAAAGAAATAACAAGGATACCGGGTGGGGGTATGATGAATTAACCAGAAGAATTAAAGACAGCAAAGAACCTAAACGTGATTATGATTTATTCATTAATTTAGTAGCCGGGTCACATGATAAAATAAAACAATCAGAACAAGAAAGGTTAATAAGATTATTAAAAACAAAAACTGATATACCTTTAAAAATGGTGCGTGATGAATTGAGTACAGCCATTGCAGAAAGAAAGGGTATTAAAGCTGAAGAAGAAGAATTAGATACACAAAAATCAGTTAAAGAATTAAAAAAAGAATTCACTGATTGGGTATATTTACGCAAAGATGATAAAATGTATAACTCTACTAATGGTTTAGTTTATAAAGTAGAAGGGTTTAACAGGATGCACAGTAGCATGGTTGAAAAAGGTGCTATTAGTTCTGTTCTTTTGAAATTTAAAGGTTTGAAACAGGCAGATATTTTAGAATTTAATCCTTCTGAAGATCGTGTGTTTAAACGAGACCACATAATCTATGCTAATACATATGTCCCGCCAGAACTATTCCCCTTGCCCGGATCAGTACGGCCCATGCTAAAACATTTCAGGTATTTAATACCCAATAAAGAAGAACGTGAAATAGTTTTAGACTACATAGCATTCATAATACAAAAGCCGGGTGAAAAAATACGGTGGATGCCAGTTATAAAAGGTGTAAAAGGTATTGGTAAATCTATTATAGCTGAATTAATAATAGCACCATTAATAGGTATGAGTAATTTTAAGCCTGTTGATAGTAAAGCAGTTAAGCGCGATTTTAATTCATGGCAGTTAGACGCACAAATTGTATGTTTCCATGAATTAAAAATAGGTGATACACGAAGGGAGAAAAAAGCACTCACTGATTCTTTAAAATCTTTTATTGCAGATCCCACCATTCAAGCACATAGAAAAGGGATAGATGAATACACTGCTTTAAATAAATCTAATGTAATTGGTTTCACCAATCATGAAGACGCAATTATGATAACAGCAGATGAAAGAAGATTTTGCATGATTAGATCAGAAGTAGTACCAAAGAGCATACATTATTACAATGATTTCACTACATGGTTAAAAAATAATAAAGAAGAAATGTTAAATTATTTTGATGAACGTGATACTTCAAACTTTAATTACTCTACTGCACCTGATACAGAATACACACGTGAAGTAAAAGAAAGTTCTACCATGTGGCCTAATTCAGTAATAATAGATGCCATGAATGACGACCAACACCCATTTAATAAAGTGGGTGCTATGACGTGGGAAGGGTTAGTAGAATTTATTAGATCTGAATCAGTGGGTAAAGATATGATGGTAGCTGATAATTTGATCAAAGCCACATCATCACAGGGCTATTTATTAATTAATACTCTACGTGAGTTAGGTTTTAGAAAGTGGCATTCTAAAGACAGTAAAAATGATAGGGTTAGAGTTAATGGAAAACTGCACAGGGTATGGGTTGCCCCTAAACATGTGAAAACTTATTTTAAAAGAAATCCACAT